CAGTGGCAAATCGGCTGGCGTTTCAGAACAGTGTTACTAACGGCAGCACTCAAGTCACTTTATTCCCAAATGGGACTTCGCAAACATCTCTTGTTCGCGTATTCAACAATTCTGATCCGACAAACGCGAGCACCGGGCTATTGTATATAGACTCCGTTAGAGTTGGTCTGGATTCAGGCATCACCGGCACCGGCACTTACCTCCCAACGACCTTCCAAACCGGAGGCAGCGAAAGGGTCAGGATAACTACCACCACTGGCAATCTCCTCGTCGGAACCACGACGGACGTTACGGGATTAAGCGGTGTTATCTCTGATACATACGGCAACATCCGTGACGTTCCGCAGTCAGGCTCTAACAAGACGACGACCTACACGCTCTCTGCGGGTGATGCAGGCCGCTTTGTTGGTGTCGGCACTAGCGGCAAGATCGTCATTCCCAATGCTGTAATGGCAGCAGGCAACGTGGTCACGCTCTACAACTCCACCTCGGGCAACGTGACGGTTGAGTGCAGCATCAGCATTGCTTACATCGCAGGAACCAACACGGATAAGGCCAGCGTCACGCTCGCCACTCGCGGTGTGGCAACGGTGCTTTTCCTTGATAGCAACAACTGCGTCATCACAGGAAACGTGAGCTGATATGGGCATCCATCAGATGTTGTTGGGTAGGGCCGCAGGTGGCGCACCCCCTGACGTTGAATATCTCGTCGTTGCGGGTGGCGGTGGTGGTAGTGGTTCATTTAGCACAAGCACCACTCCAAGCAAAGGCACATACGTTGATTTTTATTATGTTGGCAGCGGCGGCGGTGCTGGCGGTTACAGAACCGCAACTGGTTTTGCCGTTACCGCAGGAGCATCTTACACCGTTACGGTTGGGGCTGGCGGCGGAGCAACTGGCATAGGTTCTAATTCTGTATTTTCTACAATTACAGCAAATGGCGGCGGTGGGGGTGTTTATAACAGCACCGGAGTGGCAGGCGGTTCTGGTAGCGGCGGCGGCGCAAGTTACATTAGAGTAAATTCAATTCCTGATAGTGGCACTTCTTATGCGGGTGGAAGTGGAAACACGCCTTCTACTGCTCCATCTCAAGGCAACAATGGTGGTACTGGGTTTGGTGGAACTGCCAATATCAACCCTGCTGCCGGTGGCGGCGGCGGCGCTTCTGCTGCTGGAGGAAACGGTAGTTCAAATACCGGGGGAAATGGAGGCGCTGGATCAACCTCAAGTATTAGTGGCTCTTCAGTTACTTATGCCGGTGGCGGCGGCGGCGGCAGTACCACAACTGGAGGAACAGGTGGTTCTGGTGGCGGTGGGGCTGGCGGTGCGGAAAACGGGAATGGCAGCCCCGGCACGGTTAATACAGGTGGCGGTGGTGGCGGTGGTGGCACTAACACATCTGGTGCAAATGAAGTGGGTGGTTCGGGCGGCTCTGGTATTGTCATTATTCGTTATCCAGATACCTATAATCTTGCAACATCTACCACGGGATCGCCAACCGTAACCACTAGTGGTGGCTATCGCATTTACAAATTCACCGGCTCTGGCTCTATTACTTGGTGATATATGGCGCACTTTGCACAACTTGACGCAAACAGCGTTGTAATTGAAGTCATTGTTATCAATAACGATGTTGTTCAAAATTTGCCGTTCCCAGAATCAGAGCCGATTGGTGTAGCGTTTTGTCAGTCACTTTACGGCGCGGATACGGCGTGGAAACAAACTTCGTATAACGCCAATTTTCGCAAAAATTATGCGGGTATCGGTTATGCATATGACGCAACACTAGATGCGTTTATACCGCCGCAGCCCGCGCCAGAATGTACGCTTGACCCAGTAACGTGCCAATGGATATGCCCGCCGTCTGCGGTGGATGAACCCACCGCCGCGCTGCTTTCTGACATTGAAAATGCGGCGTTGCCGCCAGAAGAAGCGCCGTAATGAAGTTTGATAAGGCGTCAATGCAGGCGTTTGTTTTTCCGCCAAAATGCGGATCGCAGACGGCTATGCGATTTTTGGTGAATTGCGGGTGGAAAAGTACCCATCAAGCCCATTCAACGCCCGAGTTTTTAATTAACAAATACCCAAACCTCCAAAACTATCGGCTTTACGCTTTTTTCCGAAATCCTTTGGCTCGGTTTGAAAGCGCCATTTTGTATTCAAAGCAAGCCGGTTTATATCGCAAGGCAATGGATCAGTTTCTAATAGATCAAGGCATCCAAAAGACGCGCGAAACGGTGTCTTACGATGAATTGATTGATGTGTTTCCAGCATTTAAAGAGGTTGGGGGCGTAATTTTAAAGCCTCAATCAGAGTGGTATCAGGTGCCAAACATAACGCCGCTGGATTTTGACAACTACGAAGCGGAGTTGCGGCGCGTCACCGGAAATACCGAGTTACCGCTTGAAATACGCAACCGCTCCACCGATTTTGGCCGCAGCGTCATTACCGACAAAGTACGGACGTTTGTGCGCGAGTATTACGCCGCCGATTACGCGCTGGCAAAAGATCGTCTTGGAAAAACTTACGAGGGCTGATGATGACGACTGTGCAAGAACTTGAAGTGACCGTGACAAGCCACATTGACGTTTGTGCGGTGCGATATGAAGCTATTAACGCTCGCCTCAAACGCCTTGAGCAACTGGTTCTGAAGGTTGGCGGTGCCATCATCATCGTATTGATTGGCGCACTCGGCAGCATGGCTATGTTGCTCCTTGAGGCGTTGCAAAAGTGAATATGCAGAAGATTGTGGATATGTTGTTCCCGGTGCTGCTGGCCGCTGTCGGCTGGCTGCTTGCGGAAATCGCATCGTTCAACAATCGCCTAATCGCCATTGAGTCCAAAATTCCTATCCTGATTACCGAGGACGGAGTGCCGACTGACAGCCCGTTAAGCGCAGCGCGTCGTCAGGAATTGAAGGACGACATCATGGAGGACATTCACGACCTACAGGTGCGCGTCAAACTGATGGAGGAACGCAACAAATGATGACAATGGTTAGCACGTTCCTGTCGTTCCTTGCGGGCGGTTTGCCCAAGATTCTGCAAATTTTCCAAGACCGGCAGGACAAGAAACATGAGCTTGCCCTAGTTGCCGCGCAAAAGGAGCGTGAACTAGCCCTCGCAGAACGTGGCTTTATCGCGCAAGCACGGGTTGAGGAAATCAAACTAGAGCAGGTGCAGGTGCAAACGGCTGCCGAGGAGCGTCAGGCGCTGTATAGTCACGACGTTGAGATTGGCAAAGGCGCAAGCCAATGGATGATCAACCTGCGTGCCTCCGTGCGCCCGGTTGTGACCTACATCTTCGTGCTAGAACTAGTCGCCATCAACATTGCAGGCGTTTGGTATGCCTACAACACGGGTGTGCCGTTTGCCGCTGCAATGGCCGAAGTGTTCTCTGACGACGAGATGCTAATTTTGAGCAGCATTATCGCTTTCTGGTTTGGTACGCAGGCTTTCGGCAAAAAGTGAAGGTCAGCCCTGCCGCGATCCACATGATTAAACATCATGAGGGCGTAAGGATGCGCCCTTATCGGTGTCCGGCCCTGCTATGGACGGTCGGGGTCGGCCACGTTATAGACCCTTCACACGCAGCGGTAAAATATGAGGAACGGCGCACCTTACCGATACCCGAGGGATGGGATCGCAGCCTCTCTGTGGGAGAGGTGGACGCTATCCTTGCTCAAGACCTTGGCCGGTTTGAGCGCGGCGTGGCCCGACTTTGCCCTGCTGTTGTTGGTCATCAAGGCCGGTTTGACGCATTGGTGAGTTTTGCCTTCAACGTCGGCCTTGGCAACCTGCAACGTTCTAGCCTACGCATGAAAACCAACCGTGGTGAGTTTGAAGAAGCCGCCGACGAGTTTATGAAGTGGACGAAGGCAGGCGGGCGGGTGTTGCCTGGCCTGGTCAAACGACGCCAGGATGAGCGCGCGCTGTATATGGCTGACGGGCTAGGACTCGAACCTAGATAACAGGGATCAAAACCCTGTGTCCTGCCATTAGACGACCCGTCAACGGCTCAACAAGTATTCAATCTCGTTACGCAGCGTCTTTATTTCCAATTCTAGCAGCGTGGCTTCATCGTATAACCCCAAGCGCCGCATGGCTAAAAACGCATTAGCAAGCCTGTCGCCCTGCTTCTGACCGTACCCCCAAGGGATACGCTCCATCTCCTCCTTCCACGCCCCCGGCGGGCTTATATCGTCTTTCACCATATATCACGCCCTCCGCGTGAGCAGCGCCAGTTTGGATATGGCACAGAGCGCCATTCTCGGTCACGGTTAGCCTTGAGTTTACGCCATAGATCAATAAGCCATCTCATGGCAAAGCCTCCACGCTGTAGTTGCTCGAGGGTGACTTCCAGCCTCGAGGGACTTCCCCTCGAATATGCGACGGATCTACCCACAACAGGCGATTGTTCGGGTATGCGATCCATTGGCCGGAATCTAACGCGATGATGTGATGGTCTTTGCTCTGGTCGGGGATCTCTGACCATCCACCGTTGGCCCAGAACACCGAAAACTGGTACACGCCAGGACGCTGGACGCCATCGCGCCCGATCGCCTTCACGCGGTGGTTACGCAGAAACTGCATTTCGCGCACTTCGCAGAATCGGCTGAAGCTGTCCCACCACACGCAGATGTCGAGCGGTAACGGGTCGCAGGGCTTGGAACAGATCGCGTGTATGGGCATCCTGGCCCACATAGCGCCACACTCAAGCATGACGCTAAACATGGGGACGCGCATTGGCTCGGCTCTGAAGCCCAGGACGGTAACCAGCGTGAAATCGCCGTGGCCCTGCTCTTGGTCATATAGGAATTCGTTTCTTATGTAAGCCGTGGTGTACGGCGTGTCTACCATGAAGCTCATACACCCCTCGCACGGATGGCGGTCGCTACACCGCTTGGGCAAGTGTCACAGCGCGGCTCGTAAGCTTCAGCAATTTTGGCGCAAGCCTCCCGCTCGGCGTCGGCAATCATTGCGGCAAATTTAATTATCTCGTAATCGGTGCAAGTCCAATGCGATGCGTCTGCCGCGAATACAAATTTAGCTTCATACGCTGTGTTTAAAATCTTATTCAATTCTTCAACTGTCATATCAAACCCTCTTTCTCTAGTTGTACGATGGTTCGCGCCATGCCGTCGTAATGGGCTAGGCGTAACTCATCGCGTGTCATGCCGCTCTTGTGTGTCCTGCCGTCCACCTCGTCATGGCAGCTAGAACAGCACCAGGCTCCAAGGAGATCCGGCGATTTCATGCCGATACCGCTAACTCCCACAAGACGTATGTGAGCAAGCACGGTGCTGGCGCTATTAAAGTTGCACACCCCAGGGATGCGAACCGTGCAGCCGCGGTCTTTGGCTTGTTTGCGTAGCGTCATAACAGCTCCGTTGCGTAGTTATGCCAGCTGGCTACCAATTCCGGCCAGTTGGCGAAATCTTGATTAAGTTGTCGGTTCTCAATCTCAAACGTATCGGCTTTTAGCTTGAACGACGAGCCATCGCTACGTTCTCGAACCGTGTCTTTGTGGTACACCGTAGCGCGGTATAGGAACGATTCCTTGGTGATCCACCCGCAGAACGTCAGCTCGCTGTTAGTTTTGTTGAAGCTCAAAAACAGGTACGCATCACAGTTGAATTTGATCTGTGATCGCAACAGATTATTGACGTAACTCGGTTTTGGCTCGCTAGTGCGGCCCATCGTCTTAACGTCAAACCGCATCCCAAAAGCCTCAAAGTCCACGCCACCATCAAACCCGGTGTCATGCTCCATCAGAGGCTTGCACAGCGCCAGGTTGACCATGTTTTGACCGATAACCCCAACGAGCTGCTGTTCGGCGTTGCCATCGCTCCCATCGTTGCGGTGTCCCATCTTGATTTTTTTGGTAAACCGCCAGCTTTCATCAATAACGAATCGCGGCACGATGATGGAGAAGGGCATTGTTAATCCTCAACGTGAATCGGCTCGGGTAACGGGCCAATTCCCATCTCAATGCACTTGTTTTCAATGCCGTACAGGTACTCGGTGAATTCTTGCTTGGTCATGCGGGAAGTGCGTTTTAAGGGCCGCAGACGCTTCCTGCCAAACCCTTCTATCGTCTCCCAACCCCAAATCTCACCCAAGAAAAAGTCGTGTAGATCGTCTCGCGTGAAACCTCGCAGGCTCTCGCCCGCCGCCTCCATGATCATGGGATAGACCACCCCAAAGAGATACCGCGACTGCTGATTGGTTTTCGGTTTTTTCCACTCGGTTACTTCAACCGACCACACACGGGCAGGGTCAAGCCCCTGCACCATGCGCGCCACCGCTGCCACCATCTGCGGCTCTGTGGTTCCCTTGGGGAAGATCCGCTTCACCGGCTTGCCTCAAGCCATTCGCGGCCATACTCGACATCCTGCCAATCCTTGAACCAGGGGCCACCGCGGGTGAAATGCACGGCGATCGGGTTCGGGCATTGGTCGCGGGTATGCCAGCCCTCGAGATAGTTCCAGCTAATCGGCAGCTCACCTATCACATCGTCGGTCAGCCACTCAAAGCGGTGCAGATACATTCCCGATCGACGGTTCACCACCTCGGGCGTGAGCGCCTTGACTTGCTCATGCCCACAGTTGATAAACATAAAGCTCGACCAGTTTTTACGGGGGTAAACAGTTTGTACCTGACCATCCATCTTCGTGGTTTCGGTAGGCCGATAATCGTGTTTTACAAGAAAGGCCGCCTTGGCTCCATCGACGTAATCCAATATCCCAGCGATGTCGTTGCGGAACAAGAAATCACAATCAACGAAAACGGCCCACCCGTTGTATCCGGCGAGGTACGGCGTCAGGAACCGCGTGAAACTAAACTCGGTAGACGAGAACGGATCAAACTCTCGCCAGTAAAGGTTATGTTCCCGAAGCTCTGACTGTTTAATCGGCTGAATGTCCACCGGGATAGAGGCGTGACGCAAGATTGACTTGCGACACACCTGATAGGCGATGTCCTCGCGGCTATCCCACCCGATAAACACCCGCAGGTCAGAAAGGGGTGTCCAAGTCATCCCAATTCCCCTCGTTGATTTCTGGCTTCTTGGTGGCCTGGCGCTGCGGCTCGCCATCGCGGGAGAGCTTGCCCTCGCCCTTTGGCTCAAACTTCAAGCTCATGTACCGATCGCCGCTTTTCTGGCTCGTTTTTATCCACGCCGAGATGTTGAAATCTACGTTGTCGATTACGCATGAGCCGCGGTAGTCGGGACGCTTTGGGTTGTCACCCTTGGCGTTGTTCTTAAACAGGACGCCTTTTTGGTTCGGGTCATAATCAGGCACGGTTTTGCTCCTTGGCTATTTGAATGTATTTCTTGATGGCAGACCGTTCCTTGGCCGTCATGGCGTCGGCGACGGCGATATACAGCTCATGGTCAGCGTTAATTTGTTCGTGAACGCCTAGCACCGCCAAAGCGATGTCTTTCTCCTCGGCGTCTAGGTCAAACGCAGCGCGAAACTTTTTTACAAACAAGTCTCGTTCGGCGGGGTCAATATCTTTACCCATATCGCCCCTAGGATCGTTGGTAAACCCCTTGCGCCCTTGGGCGGCTTCTGCGTCATCGTCCACCTGCGCAAGCCCAACAATGGCTGCTAATGCGTAACGGCGGGCATAGGTGATGCCAGAGCCTTGCCCCTGCGGGCTAGCGTCCTTGGTCAATACCGGCATCTGCCCTGCGATCCACTCGCCAGAGGCGTGAGCCAGCGTCGTGACTAGCATCAAGCCTTGTTCGGTCATCTGCGTGGTCTGAATCACCGACAAGCCGTTAGCGGCTAATTGCTTGCGGCACGCATCCCAGCAGCTTGCCAAGTCAGCGTATTTTGACCGGAAGAAAGGGTTGCTGCTGTCTTTCAGCGCCCCCGTGATGTCGGCTTGGGCTTTGGATAAAGCCGCGGCCAACGCACCGATTGATTCACTCTGCATTGTCATTCTCCTTCATTGCGTCTATGGCTCGATTACAAGCGTCTATGCGCTCTTGTTCTTCACGTTCCTGCATCTCGAGATCCTGTTGATGCCACCAGGTCATATCGTCATCGTCCATGAGCTGCGCGCTCCTCTGCCGGAGTGCAGCCGCCGTCGCCACAAGGGTCGTTGATCGCTGCTATGGCGTATAGCGCCACAATGAGAATGGCTTGGGGTAACCAGCGGCTCATTAGTAATCCTCCCCATAAGGGCCGTTCATCAGCGCGTCATTGGTGGCGATTTCTTCAAACAACCAGATCGCGTCTGCGTCAAGGTCGCAGATGTCTAGCTTGATGTCGTGGTTAAGCGATGCGGCAACCTTGTCGTTGTCCAAGAAGATGCCGATCAGGTCGGCAGCCTCAAGGATGATGCCGCCATCTA